TTAATGAACAAGGAGGACAATTTTATGTCAACTTATATGGCTAAAAAAGGCGAAGTTGAACGCAAGTGGTATGTAATTGACGCTAAGGGTAAGACTCTTGGTAAGGTTGCTGCTGAAGCTGCTACTCTTCTAAGAGGCAAGCACAAAGTAACATACACACCACATGTTGACTGCGGTGATCACGTAATCGTTGTAAACTGCAAGGACATCGTTCTAACTGGTAATAAACTAACTCAGAAAGTTTGGTACAGACACACAGGTTATATCGGTCATCTAAAGGCTACACGCTATGATACACTTATGGCTACACGTCCTGAAAAGGCTGTTGAACTTGCTGTTAAGGGTATGCTACCTGATAACTCACTAGGTAGAGCACAGATTCTAAGACTAAGACCATTTGCAGGTGCAGAACACAACCATGCTGCTCAGTCACCTGAAGCATATGAAATTTAAGGAAGGAGGCTATTATAATGTACGATAAGACACCATTTTTCTATGGCACAGGTAGAAGAAAATCATCAGTAGCTCGTGTAAGACTATATCAGGGTACTGGTAAGATCACAATCAACGACAGAGATATCGACGAATATTTCGGTCTTGATACACTAAAGCTAATCGTTCGTCAGCCTCTTGAACTAACAGAGACAGGCGAAAAGTTCGATGTTGTATGTAGAGTTGCAGGCGGTGGCGTTACTGGTCAGGCCGGTGCAATCCGTCACGGTATTTCAAGAGCACTTCTACAGTACGATAGTGAAAACCTAAGATCAGCACTTAAGAAAGCTGGCTTCTTAACTCGTGACCCTCGTATGAAGGAAAGAAAGAAGTACGGTCTAAAGGCTGCTCGTCGTGCACCACAGTTCTCAAAGAGATAATTTTTTGCACAACATATATTATTTCCCTTGGAGTTATTCCAAGGGAATTTCTTTTATAAGGAATTGTTTATAAATATAAGGATTATGGGAAAAGGATAATATACTATGAATTTTTTAGAAGAAAGAATAGTTAAAGACGGCATTGTAAAAGAGGGTAATGTTCTTAAGGTTGACAGTTTCTTAAATCACCAAATGGATATTGACCTATTTAATCAGATGGGTGAAGAATTTAAGAAAAGATTTGAAGGCAAGAACATCAACAAGATTGTTACTATTGAGGCTTCCGGTATCGGTATTGCTTGTGCAGTAGCTCATGCACTTTGGTGTACCGGTTGTTTTTGCTAAAAAGTCAAAGAGCATTAACATTGAAGGTGATATGTATATTGCTGAGGTTGAGTCTTTCACTCATAAGTGTAAGAACCAAGTTATTGTTTCTAAGAAGTTTTTAAATGAAGATGACCATGTACTTGTTATTGATGACTTTCTAGCTAACGGTTGTGCATTACAGGGCCTTATCTCTATTATTAACCAGGCCGGTGGTACTGTTGAAGGTATCGGCATTGCTATTGAAAAAGGTTTCCAGGTTGGTGGCAATATTATTCGTAACCTTGGTTATCAGCTGGAGTCACTTGCTATTGTTGAAGATATGGATGCTAAGACAGGCAAGATTACTTTTAGGGAACAGTAAGAGGTACATAATGGCTAAAGAAAAAGTTAATAATAAAGAGATGGATGCAATATATACCCTTAATGGAAAGATTAATCCTTTAAAGGCCTTTTCTTTTGGACTACAACATATCCTTGCAATGTTTGTTGCAAATATTACACCTATCATTATTGTTGCAGGTGCATCAGGATTATCTACTAAAGATGCAAGTATGTTACTTCAAAGTGCAATGATAATTGCCGGTATCGGTACACTTATTCAGTTGTTTCCACTTTGGAAAGTAGGTTCGGGACTTCCTATTGTTATGGGAATTAGCTTTACATTCGTTTCCCTGGCTTGTACAGTAGGTGCACAGTATGGTTATGGTACTATCATAGGTTCTGTACTTATTGGTGGCTTGGTAGAAGGTGTTTTGGGACTGTTTGCAAAGTTTTGGATTAAGATAGTTTCTCCTATTGTTGCAGCCACAGTTGTTACTGCCATTGGTTTCTCACTTCTATCAGTAGGTGCTCAGTCCTTTGGTGGTGGTTCAGGTGTTGATAACTTCGGTGCAGTAGAACATTGGATTCTTGGTATGGTTACACTTGTAAGTTGTATTTTGTTCAACATTTTTGCAAAAGGATTCTTAAAGCAACTTTCAGTATTATTTGGTCTTGTTGTAGGCTATATTTTAGCTTTATTTATGGGTATGGTTGACTTCTCAGCATTTAAAGATGTTAGTGTTATTTCACTACCTCATATCCTTCCATTCAAGCCTGAATTTAATATAAATGCGATTATTGCATTCGTACTAATCTTTATGGTTTCAGCTACTGAAACTATCGGTGACACATCAGCACTTGCATCTTCAGGTTTAAACAGAGATGCAACGACTAAAGAAACTTCCGGTTCTATTGCGATACTGTAACTTTATTAGCATCTGAAGTTGCTCCTTCTCCAACTACTACAGTCTGAGGAATAGAATTAAATAACTTCTTATCTGCTGCAGTTTGTACACCGGCTTTCTCAGCAGTAGAAGCAGGGATATCTACAGTGAAATCATTAGATTTCTGTATACCTTCATCGGAGTTATATGTACTTCTACTTATGTTAGTAGTAACCACACTAGCCTTAGGTGTATAACTAGCTCCCGTGATATAATCATTAGGCATAGAATTCCATCTCTTCTTATCGGCTGCTGACTGAAGACCTGCTTTAGCATCTGTAGCAGAAGGTATAGCAAACTTACGAGGCATAGGTTCTCCATAGAGATTGCCTTCTCCTTTTACAGAACTCTTAAAGTTTACTTCAGCAGAAGTACCGTTGATAACCAAGTTCGGATCAATTTCCGTAACCATAGTTAAGGGTAAAGCATTTGAAGTTGCTTCTTCTTTCTGAAGACGTTCATCTAAACCATTAGTGATACCATTAAATTTATTCTCAAGAGCGGTATCAGCTGCTTTTCTATCCTCGATTTCTTTATCGATACGTTTACCCAGAGCATTATCAGCAGCAATTCTTGCAGCTTCTTCAGCATCAATATTATCCTGGAGAACTTTATCGGCAGCAATACGCTCATTACGTTCTGTAGTAAGGTCCTGAGTATTCTTGTCTACTTTAGCTTCAATACGAATATCCTCAGCCTTTCTAGCCTCAATTTCCGTATTCAATAGTTCCTTGATTTCAAGATAACCAGTATTCTGATTACTTTGTAATCCCTGAATTAATTCTAGGTTACGTTGAATATTAGCAGTATTCTTAGCAATTAATTCATCCTGAGCCTGAGCCTTTGTTAATAATTCAGAACGAGTTTCTGTTACGAAAGTTCTCAGTTCACTTACTGTAGCATTAAGAGTAGTGCTTAATTCGGTAAACTTCTGAGTAACTTGTTCATCAGCTGCAGTTCTATCGGAGATTTCCTTATCTATAATACCCTTAAGTTCAGTCAGCTTATTAGTAATTGTAGTTGCAAAGTTAGGATCATCTCCCAATGCTTTTGCAATCTCTTCTAGTGTATCTAATACTCCAGGAGCAGAACCAATAACCTTTTGGATTGCAGCTTCTACTTGTTCGGCATTCTGATAGTTAGAATCGTTTTCCAACTGAGATACCTTAGTGATGTAGTTAGCAAATTCCTGGATATTATCTAACTTAGCTTTTAATAAGTCGGTAAAGTCATTTGAAGAAAGCTCTTTGCCATCTACTTTATCAACCTTTCGGTCATTCAAGTTTTCAACAGCCTGAACTCTATCTGATACTTCCTGAGTAATCTTATTCTCTAACAGAGTGTCTGCCTGAGTACGATTAAGGGTTTCGGTATCAATATTATTCTGAAGCTTGGTATCTTCTTGTAGTCTACTTTGAGTCTCATCATTGATATCTTTAGATATAGCTACCAAATCATCTTTGTGATTTTCCATAGCTGTAGTCAGAGAATCCTTAAGAGCTTGTTCAGCAGCCTTAGCTCTTTCTACTTCGGTTTGAATAGCAGTAGTGTTATTAGTTACTTTCTCCCTGAGCTCATCTAAAGAACCGGTTACTCCACTATTGAGGCTATCTATTCTGGTGCTTAAAGCATCATCACCTGCCTTACGATCTTTAATCTCCTGGTCGATTCGAGCATTGATTTTCTCATCTTCATTTGCCCGGGCAGTAGATTCAGTATTCATTAAGCCAGTGAACTTATTGTCCAATAAGGTATCAGCAGCAGTTCTATCTGAGATTTCTTTATCGATATTCTGTTGTAAAACAGTATCACCAGCTTCTCTCTTTGAAACCTCAGTGTTCAAGTCGATATTTACCTTATCTACCTGAGACTTAAGATTAGTATCAGCATTGGCTCTTGCTTCAGCTTCTGCATTAACCATGCCTTTTAATTCAGCATAATCTTCAGCTTCCTTAGTAATCTGGTCATTTAATCTGTCAGTATTACGTTGGATACTTGCCTTGTTAGCATTTACTTCTGTTTGCAAAGCATCTATCTTAGCCTGAAGTTCATTTTTAACGGTATTTACCGCATCCTGAATAGATAAAGCCAATTCTTGTATCTTGGTAGCATTAGCAGTTACTCGAGTATCTAATGCAGCATCAGCAGCCTTACGATCCGTTTCTTCCTTAGTGATAGCAGCTTGTAATGCAGCATCGGCATCTTTTCTGTCTTGGATTTCCTTATTCAGACTAGCTTGAATACCGTCAGTGTTACCAGTAATTTTATCTACTTCGTTATCAACGTATTCTTTCAACTTAGCCTCAAGAGCAGTATCAGCTTCCTTACGGTCAGAAACTTCCTTATCTACATTAGCCTGTACCTGGGCATCAGCTTCTGTACGATTAGTAATTTCTTGATTCAATTGTTCGGTAATAGCAGCCAATTTCTTGGTAATTGTAGTTGCAAAGTTTGGGTCATTACCCAAAGCATCTGCAATCTCCTTCAAAGTATCAAGAACCTCTGGAGCTTCCCCAATAATCTTTTCGATAGCTGCCTGAAGATCTGCTTCAGTTTGATAACCAGCATCATTGATAAGCTGAGATACTTTTGTGATATAATTAGCATGTTCTTCAATGCCATCCAATTTAGCCTTGAGAATATCGGTAAAGTCGTTTTTAGTAAGAGAATAGCCTTCTCTTTTATCTACCTTACGATTATCTAAGTCTTTATCGGCAGCAATACGTTCTTGTTTTTCTTGCTCTAGTTTTTCAAGCAATTCGGTTTTATCTGTACCGGCCTGAGTTTTCAAATCCTCAATCTTATGGTCAAGGATTTCATCTTGAGCAATTCGAGTTTCTTTCTCGTTATCAATATTGTTCTGAAGTACAGTATCTGCATTCTGACGGTTCTGAGCTTCTTGAGTAATGTTCTGCTGTAAACCATTATCTGCATTCTGACGGTCAGAAGTTTCCTTTACAATCTGTTGGTGTAATACTTCATCCTGAGCAGTACGAGCTGCAGCTTCAGCATTAATCTTGGATTCAAGTTCTTGGTCTGCAGTTTTACGATCACTGATTTCGGTGTTCAGTTTAGATTCTAATGCTACATCTGCATTTGCTCTTTCTGAAGCCTCGGTTAGAATCTTATTATTTAAGTCGGCAATATCCCTAGTATGGTCTAACTGTACCTTATGAACAGCCTCGGTCAGTTTCTCATCAGCAGCTCTACGTTCAGCAGCTTCCTTATCTACCAATTCCTTAGCATATTCTTTAGCTTCAGTTAAGTTATTGTCAGTTTCTACTTCCAAATCACCAACCCGGTCTTCTACCTTTTGAATACGAGCATTGATTGCTTCTATCATCCTAGTAATATCTTGTACTACTTTAATGATAGTTGCATTCAACGTATTAACCGAGTTAACCAAGTTATCGTTCACAATCTTAATCTGAGAAGCTAATTCGTTTTCACGGTTCTTAGCTCTAGTTACCTCAGCTTCTAATTGAGTACGTAATTCAGTTAATCGGTTAGTAATATTGGTAGCAAAGTTTGGGTCATTGTTTAATGCTTCAGCCAATTCCTTTAATGTATCCAAAGCATCATCAGCACCATCTACTAAGTCATGTATATATTTCTCAACTTGTTCTTGAGTCTGATATTTCAAATCGTTTTCTAGTTGAGAAACTTTAGTAACGTAGTTAGCATGTTCCTCAATTCCATTCAGTTTTTCTAGCAATTCATCAGAGAAGTTATTTTCTGACAAATCCCAACCTTCTTTCTTATCTACCTTGTTTGCAATTGATAAGAAGAATGCCCAGAACTCTTTAAGAGTTCCAACAAAACCATGAGCCAAAGAGTCATCATAATAACCCTGTAATAGCCGTTGGTCAATCTCTTCGCAAGTGTAGTATTTACTAACGTACATATGTATATATTTTAAGGTGTTACTTTATTCTTCCCCAATAACAGTTCTGAGTTATTACCACGGAAGTATTCTTTTTCTTTACCAGCAAAAGCATTTGGGATATCATCTGGATTATCTGGGTCAACATCTCCTCCATCCTCTATATCCCCAACTACTACGGCATAATCGGGTAATTTCCTAACTCTGAACTTAATAACTTGGCCAAAGCCTATATGAGGTATATCTTTATCCCATACCTCTCCAAAGTAATCTTGGTAATTTGATACGAACTTCATACCAGTCATAGATTGCATGGTAGTAACCGAATTACCAGTACCAGGCATTTCTATGTGAACTCCAGAAGGTCCATTCAAGATTATAAGATTACTGTCCCACCAATCTCCTTCTACATTGTTAAGCTTGGTGAAACGTAACATTAACATTTTCATATCTTTATGGATTTTGTTCTACGAATTTGATTTTAGTATCTCTATCCCTTTTGAGGATTACCAAGAATACCAAAGCTTCATCTTTAGCCTGAGATACTTGAGTATCTCCAGAGGGTTTATATACTATCCCATTGATAACAAATCTATCCTCAGACCAGTTAAAGTTCCAATAACCTTCCTGATTGAGATATCCGATTTGTTCTATGTAATTCTTTGAAATAAGTATAGAAAGGTTCTCATCATCTAATTCTCCAGAAACTGTGGCTTTATTTATTGGCCAGTTCCTAAAAGCATTGTAGTAGCATAAAGCTTCTATGGGAATATTATAATATCTTGGGCTATCATCCTCAGCATGATTTAGATATTGATTAACATGTTTAGCCCAAGTAATTGTTTGTCTTCCAGCATCCCAGTCTAAGAAATCAGTGATAATCTTTTTATACCTATTCCAAGAATGGTTCTTAACCATTCTCCAAGGTTCTTTTGTCATGATTTCTTATCTATTATGGTTAACGAAGGTTTACTTGCTTTATTGAGAGGGGCTGTTGGATTAGGTCCTCCCAAAGGAGTTGGTTTTCGATGATTTACTACTTTTGGTACTACTAACCGTTCAATTTGATCACAGAATGGTAAGTATATCTCTAACCTAGATGCCAGCATACATAGATTCTTTCTTAGTTCATCCATATACCCTCCAGGTTGAATCATCTTTGAATAAGTACTCCATAAGCTAGATATACTTTCGGATATCGTATCATAATACTGTACTTCGGTAGGACCCGTAGTAATTTGCTTTATCCTATCTCCTCTAGCATGTTCTCCAGGTGAATCACCATCTTGGTCTGGTCCATGAGATTCAGTGGAGATAATTTCTCTAAAACTATTTCCTGCAACCAACAGTATATTTTGTATTTGTATATTGAGATAATCCCATACTGCCAATTCCATAATTAATTGGTTTTCTAGTCCCTCATACCATAATTCATCATTATATTTATCTGGTGGTATAGTATGATTTACTAGTGGGAAGATATATAATTGCCATTTAGTGATGTATGCAGTTTTATCTTCTAGGGTCATACTCTCATGCAATTCTTTGGGAATATACCTATCTATTAAATTGTAGATGGTATCCTGAAGAGTAGTATGCCCATAATTACATACAACTACGGTTCTAGTACAAGTCAAATCTAATCCTTCAGAATTAGTGACATGTAGTGTTACATCATAAAATCCAGACTTCTCATAAGAGTAAGATTGATGTCTTCCACCATTGAAAACCTCTCCCTTATCATCGCCAAAGTCCCAGTCAAAAATAGATTTGGCCGGGACTTTGGTTAATACTCTAAATGAAACTTCCAGACCTGATGTTACATATGTGAAGTCTAGATTCTTTTTCATTTATATTCGGATTTGTTTATTCTTTGTTTTCTTCGAAATCTTCAAGTAAAACTTCAAGGATATCTTTTACGGTATCTTTCGGATCAGCTTCGATTTCATGTTTCTTAGCAATCAGCTTAGCTTCTTCAAGTGAATAAGCTTTGGCAATCTTACTGATTTCCATACCCTTTGCAAACTGAGCAGCTAGCTTCTTGTCAAGCTTTTCGATATCCTCAGCAGTATACTTGGCAGTTTTGTTCTTATCCGGAACTAAAACCAAGTGGCCAGAAACTAAAGCTTTCTGAATACGTTTTGTTCTGTACTGACGGGCAGTAAGTTCTCTCTCTTCGCCTTTTGCAATTGAAATACCTGTTACCTGGTCGTTAAAACTGTAGGCATTAGTTCCAACTGTTACAATATAAGTAGTAGCCATAATCTTTTATTTTATTTAGGTTATAATATAAAACCCCGAACAGAATGGATTGAAACTGTTCGGGGAGAAATTAGACAAAAATACAATGAAGAAATCCCGGATATTATTCTAAGTTAACCAATAGGTATGGGTCAATGTTCATGAAGCTCGGGAATCCAGCTTCAGAGAATTTCCTGTTAGCTGCCAACAGAAGAACAGCATCCTGGTACATCTTAGAGAAACCTGTAGTCAGAGAAGCATATACAGCTTCAGTCTGATTAGATACGATTCTTTCTGATTCAAGCATCAACTGTTTAGCAGTAAGCTTAATCAAGGCAGCACTGGTATCTACCATCAACAACTGCTGATCGGGAGTTCCCGGGTGAATATAGAAGTCAGCATTGTTGGGAACCGGAGACTTGATATTCAGTGTAGCTTCTGTAGTTCCTGAGTGACGTTCTTTAAATTCAGGCAAGTTCAACATTTCGATAGCCTGGTCTTCACCACCAATCATAGTAGTAAAGTTACGGCCCATACGAGCAGCACGAACCCAGATATGCAACAAGTCTTTATAAGTAATACCGTTGGTTGTTTCATATACACCAATAACCGGAGCAGATTCAGAACCATCAGCTTTGTTACCGTTCATCAAAACATCCATTGCCAAAGTATCCATAGCATAACCCAACTGAATACCAAAGTCACGGAGATAGATTCCCAATACATCGATTGAAACGTAGTTCTTGACTTCGTCAGTAAGTTTAAATCCTTTACCGATTTTGAACAGAGAAACTGATTTCTGTCCGAAGCTTACATCTCCCAAAGGAATTGTTTCTGCTTCATTTACCTTAGCGGGAGCAGCATCCGACATATTTACCATCGGCATAGTTACCTGCAAACCATTGATTGATTGGTCTGAAGCAATGATGTTCGGATAGAAAGGTGCCTGGCGCATACCAGTTGTAATAGCAGCACGGATGATTTCCGGTACAATCCAACGGATATTCTGTTGCGGCATAGTGAAGATGTTCTGCATTGTATCAATCTTCGGATTAATGCCCAACTTTTCAAAGAAGGCATCCTGTGATACACCATATTTACCCTGTACCAGTTCTTCCAGAGTAACTTCAATAGGCAATGTGTTGTTGGAACCCTGACGGTATGCTTCCAAACTTCTTACCATTTCCGGAAGTTCCTTTCTAAGGTCTTCCATTTTCAATTGTGCAAATTCTGTATTCATTGTTCTTTTAATGTTCAGTTAATGATTAGCGTACCAATACTTGAATAATATCATTAGCTTCATCAGCCGGTACGATGCTAATGAATTTTGTTTCATCGTCTGAAGTTTCAGCAGTGATGAAACGGTCAATCA